CCAGGTGACCGAGGCGGTTGCAAGCTCTCCGACGGCTCCATTAAGCGGAGTCCATTCGGAAACCAATGCAGTAAAGCTGTACGCGGGCGAACTGCCAGCGACTGGGCGCACGGTCATTGAGACTCCTGTGCCTAGTGTTGGGTAGATTGTGGCTTCTAATGCGCTAGTGGCGTAGTCTTGATTAAACTCTAGAGCAACGCTGTTGTCCGCAAGCCCAGCCACTCTTGTGCGGGCTGTATTGCCGAAAGCAGTTGTCTCAACTACGTCAAAAGTCGAGCCGAGTGTCACCGAAGTGACGTAGCTTGAAATGTCTGTGGTGCCGAAAGTGACAGCAACGTTGGTTAGAACAATGCGTGCCATTATGAAACCGCCTTTGTTACTTCACCGCTGATTGGCCAAGTCACGCTTGCAGTTGCTAACTCGCCGACGGCGCCATTCAAAGGAGTCCACTCGGAAACCAAGGCTGTGAAGCTGTATGATGGGTTGTCTGCTGCTGTGGTTGAACCGTTTGGCTTGATGACTACTGCAGTGGTGCTACCAAGCAGTGGATAAATCGTTGCTTCCACGTTGCTTGTTGCGTAGTCTTGGTGGAACTCGAGTGCAACTGAGTTGTCGCCAAGACCTGCTACGCGAGTGCGAGCTGTTGAGCCGAAAGCAGTTGTCTCAACTACGTCGTCATTTGTGGTTAGTGTGACGCTAGCGATGTGGTCACTCAGATTGACTGAGTTGATTGTGATGTACGCGTTTGTTAGGACTAATCGGGCCATTATTCTGCGGCTCCTTCTGCTTGTGGCTTAGTTGGGCTATTGCTAGAAAGATGTCCACCGCTAACAAGCGCAGCGATGTCGCATCCAGCTTCGAGCAATTCTTTAGTAGCGATTTGGTCGCCTTTTTTCTTGGTGCCGACCTCGAGAGTGTCCGAGGCGATGGTGTAATTCATGGTTAGTCTCCTTGACCCCATACAGTGATTCGATAACGATAAGACAGGTAGTCAATATCGCCCATTTGGAAAGTACCAGACTCTGCTGAAGTGACTCGCAAAGTGTTGCAAGCACCGCCCAAAGTTCGGTCTGACTCGATGGCCGCCTTGATTGAGTAGTCGCCCGAACCAGCTAGATACTTGTCTAACTTGTCCTGTCCAGTACGCTCCGAAAAGCGCTGAACGATAACAAACACATCAAGATTCGACTGGTCGAGGCCGCGGGCGTTGTTCAGATCGAAAGTGAAATCGAGTTGCCCAACGATTGCGCATGGTGGAACGATGACATCAGGGACTTGGTCGTAGCACCGAAGCCCATCAATGTCGCTGAGATTCTTTTTGAGGCCTTCTCTGATCTCACTTGGAATCACGCCACTAGACCGTTCATCTTTTTAAACGGGCGGATTAAGGCTTCAACATCTGGGTCAAGCCGAGACGTCAGACGAACTGTGCCGAGCTCAGGAGTGCCTGCAATACCGAACGGAGATTGACGGCGAATGAAAAGGCGTGAAGCTTGAATCTTGGTCGCCATAGCGATTTCGGCTGGAATTGAGGGCCAGCCCCAAACGGCTTGGACTCGAACCGATTGCGGATAAGCATAAGGAAAAATGTAGCGGTCGATAGCGGTAATGCGAGTGTATGGCCAACCGCGCCGTGCGTTGTTGACTGGGTCGATTAAGTAATCGCTAGTCGCAAGAATGGTAGTGTAGGTTTGGTCAAAATCGTCGTCTAGCGCGATTTGATTAAGAGAGACAAAATCGTCTAAGTTGGTAATGTACCAGCTGTCGGGTGTGTAGTAGCGAGTCACAGGCGCTGCTGTGGTGCCATCTCGGTAAAAGAATCTGCCTGTGTAGTCATCAATCATGCGGCTAGCAGTCAAAATCGCAGCTTCAAGCCCAGTGTCGTCTTGAATGTCCTCGATTGCGAGTGAGGTCTTCAGATCAGACAGGGTGCAATAGCAGTTGGTTAGAGCCACGTTGTGTCCTTTTCTCTAGCTGTCTTTGTTGAGCTGCCTGTCAATGTGGTGCCTCTCGTCAAGCCAGTAAGTCTTTTGGTGCGGCAAGATAGCCGCGGTGTTTGCGTAGATCGGAAAGCCCAGTTGTCTAATCCTGCGGCAAAAAAGCAGATCTTCACTTATCCACTCGCCATTGATAGGCCCGTCCCAAAACCAGCACCAGTCGGTGCCTTGATTTGGGTCTGCAGCTTCGCGCATTTTTTCAAGCACGCTGCGATGAATAAGCATGCACCCAGTTCCGCAAGCGTCAACCTCAAAGATCGAGTTGCGCTGGTAATCGTTGAGGGGTGTAAAGCCCTTGGGTGTGTCTTTAAATATTAATGGCACGGGCACAGGGTAAAGGTTTGTGTTGGCGTCCCAAGCCCCAAAGTACAGGCCCGCTATTACTGGTCGCTCTTTGTCGTGTGCAGTGTTGATAAGCTGGTCGAATGCTTGCAACGACAGTTGTTCGTCAGCGTCGATCAGCAAAAGCCAATCGGAGTTGGTGTCGTCGAGAAAAGACTTAACTACTCGGTTGCGCAACTTGCTAAGCAAACCCGAGCCTTTGGTGCGCACAAACGGACCGAGTCTAGAAGACCGCGATTGTGCAAGTTGAATCATGCGAAAGGCGAAATCGCCGTTCACCATGCCAGGGTCACAGACCCCGATAGATACTTTATGGCTTGCTTTCATACTCTCCCCCTAAGAGGTGCAAGGCAAGTGAGTCGGGGGAGTCCCACTTGCCTTGCACTTGTACTTTAGTGCCGTGCCTTCAGACTAGAAGGTCGGTGCTGTTAAGCCTGTTCCTGAGATGATGGAAGCGGCTAGTGGATAACGCTCTGCGGTGAACGCTGCGTATCCGTAAACTACGGTCTTGATAGTCAAGTTGCCTGGGGCAGTTGCATCAAAGCGTAGTGCGAACGGTGTACCTGGTTGCTCCCATAGGTGCATTTCACGGCTGTCAACCAAGTAGATTTCGTCTTGGTTTGTGCCTGTGCCGTAGGTTGTGCCTACACTTGCATCTGTGATGATTGGAAGTCCAAGCAATTGATAGCCTGTGTTTGCGTACTGTGCAGCACCAGCTCCAGTTGCAACGGCATTCATTACGCCGTTTGCTGAAGGAACTACCAATGGACGATTTGAACTGTCAACGCCTGCTAGCAAAAATGCTAGACGACGTGGGTGCATAATCCAGTGTGTTGGTGTTGTGAAAACGTTGCTTTGTACTTTCTGCAACGCATCAGCAAGCTTTGGGTAAAGGAGCGCAACAGTTGGTGCAGTTGATGTGAAAGTAACTGCGTTACCGCCTGAGTTGCGAATGCCCTTCATTGTTCCTGAAGTGCCAGCTCCATTTAGAATCTGGTCATCAAGAGTTGTGTGCCATGAACGAACTAGATCTGCTACGACGAAAGTGTCGATGCCAGTTCCGCGCTCGATCGCTTGGCGGCTGAGGTCCTGTTGTCCAGCGATTGTACGCACGTCAACAGTTAACAGTGTGTCATCAACGTCAGTCTCGCTGACAGCTGCATTTTCAGTTGCCTGAATCGCAGTTGAAGACCCTGTGGTCATACGGGATATTTCCAACTTCATACCAGCTGTTGGCAAGGTCATCTTGTTGGTTGCGAAATCTGCAGTCGGTCTGCCGCTTCGAGCTAATGGTGCGGCTAGTTCGATGAGATATTGAGGGACCACTAAGCCAGCGAAAGCTGAAGTGCCGACATCGCGGCGCTCAATGGCTTCCTCTTTCATGTGGCGAGCAAGGCGCTCAGATGCTGCGAAGTCGTTGCGTACTTGTGCATTGAATGCATCGCGTACGAATGAGTTCTCAGAACCTTGTGAATAGGTGCGTGCTTCTGACACGACCTTGATGCTTGTAGATGCTGGTGTTGCAGCTGGTGCAACTGATGCACGTGCTTCTGCAGCCTTATTGTCTGCGTCTGCCTGTGTCTTTAACTTTTCGATCTTTGTATCGAGTGAACGTGACTCTTCTACGAGAGCGTCAACCTTCTCGGTCTCCTCTGCAGTAAGGTCGGTGCGGTTCTCTTCAGCAACTGCTTCAAGAACTGCATCCATTTCTGCCTTAACTGCATCACGGCGCTCGATTACTTTGTCAAGGTATGACATTGTATTCTGCTCCTTATGAGTTTGAAATCGAGGTGGTGGCGACTGTGCTCACGGCGCTTTTAGGGTGTGAGTCTCGCTCCGACTTCGGTATCTGCTAGCAACTTGCCAGCAGAATCTTATTTTGTGCTGTTAACTATGGCTTTTGCAAGACGAAGTGAGATCGAGCGCGGTGTCGCGGCTTCGGTCTCCATGATGTCTTCAAGCTCGTCCTCGTCCTCATTGACTGCGGCTTCGTCCTCAACTGGCCCCTCTTGGGCGCCCACTAATGCGGCCATCATCTCGACAGCTTCCATGACGTAGTCATGGCCTTCAGACATCTTTTCAAAAACGCTTTGCAAAACGATAAGTGATTCGCCTGAAATCTCACGGCCCTCTTTGACGGCTTGAATCGCCCGAGCCAAATGCTCACGTGCCTCAACCGTTGTCGTTGGATAAGCTGGGTAGGTGACAACACTGACATCTCCGTCAGACAATGACACTTCGGTAAGAGTGCGCTCGCTGCGGTCTTTGTTAAACTTCTGTCGTATCACGCGGAAGGCAAAGCTCATCTGATCGACGTCGCCTCGCTCAATGAGTGTGTAAAGATCTCGAGCTTCGTTTGTGTCAGGCAGCTCTGCGTCAAATCGCAAGCCGACCTCGTCCTCGGTTAAAGTAAGTGTGCCATTCTTAGTGCGTGCCAGCGGCAAGCCTTCATGGTTGATTAACAAGCGCACATCAGGAGTCTCGCTTAGGGTTTTACGAAAAGCGCCAGGTGCGATGTACTCGATGAAAGGTAGCGGCACGCTTGCGTTATTAAACACAGCAGCGTAGCCCGACAAGCGCATTTTGCCGTCGTCCTCTTTTCGTGTCTCCACGTTTCGCACTGTGTAGGTACGACGTTCGATCTTCTTCATCTTGCTCCTATCGTCCCCGACGGTTGTTCGTTGGCCAACTTCGCCCCCAGGCTCCATATCCTCAGAGATAGAGACTGCGACCATTTGGTCAATCGCGTCTTGTTTGTTGTCGTGGCAGCCTATTGTTGTGTAGCTGCCGTCTGATTCTTGCATTACAGTTGCCCAGTTTGAGCAGTCGCTCTGTTGGTCCGAAATGTAATATGGCATTATTTAACCTCATAGACCGCAAGTGGGTCTTCAGGGTCAATCGTTGAGACTTGCTGCAACTGGCCAGTTGGAACACCCGTGTGGTCCATGGGCGGCAAACCAACCGCTTCAAGCACTGATTTCGGCTCGAAGCCGACTTGAATCAAGTTGGTAGCGATTTCGGTACGCAACTTCAAACCGACGTCTTTTGCGTCAGACGCGTCAATGTTTTGCAGTGGAACTCGGTACTGATCTCCAGCTTCGCCCAGTGGGCTCAGGTCTTCAACGGCTCTAACGTCATTGAGTGACAAGAAGCCCTCGTTAAGTCCTTTGGTGTAAGCCTCGTAGCGCTCGAGTGTGGTGCCGCGAAGTAGCGCGTCAAGGTTGAACTTGATGAAACCATCAGGCTCGGGCAAAAGTGGTGAGAGTGCTTGCTCTAAACGCTCGAGAAGCGGGCGCAGTGAGTGTTGCACGAAAGACAGGTTCTGAGCTTCAACTGATGCAAAGCTCATGGCTCCAGCCACTGGGTGGCCAAGGAGTGAGATCGGGACGCGGAATATTCGCGCAATCTCTTCAACGCCGAACCTACGTACTTCAAGAAGTTGAGCGTCGGCGGCGTTAAGTGTCAGCGGCTTGAATGAAGCGCCACCAGTCAGAACACCGAGCTTGCCAGCGCGGTAAGGGCCTGAGTGTGAGAGGTTCCAGTTGCGAGCGATGTCCGAGATCTGTTCCTCGGTCAACTCGGTTGGGGCTTCAATGACACCGCCAGGGTTAGCAGCGTTGCCAAAGTAGCTAGCTGCGTAAACCTCGGCTGCCATCGCAGAGCCTAGAGTAATGCGAGCCGCGCCGATTGGACCAAGACCTAATAGCTGGCCTGGGAGTTTAAACATCGGAATATGGAGCATCTCGCGCTTGGTCAATATCATGGTCTTGACTTCTTGCGTCACAGACTGCATGTCCTCATATACCACGCCGCCTGGTTGAATGCCGATAGTTACTTCGTAAATAACTTCTGCATTTGGGTCGGGACGTCGAATACGAACATTCAGTGGGTTCACAGCGTAGAGTTCAACTACGTCGCCAAGGTCGTCGCGCACTGTGACAATAAAGGCGTTGCCGTGTAAGTTTAAAGACGAGATCACTTGCTCGTAGAAATCCAAGCGGGTGCAGTCTGGGTTTGGCTTGTTCACCCAAGCTGGTTGCTCGCCGTAGACTGCGGCGTACGGGATTCGGTTGCGGCCGCGGCGAACGTAAGCGCCAAGCGGCAAAGATGAGATGGTGTCGCCCAAAAGGCGAACACAAGCGTAAACGGTGGACATGCGAATCGCAGACTCAGCATTAACATCAACACCAGCTGGAGTCGCATAGGCTGGTCGTGATGGGATAAGCGGCTCCATGAACATGTTCTGAGCGCGTTGCTCGCCTGCTGCTCGCAGTCTTTTCGATAAGCTCATTTGCCAGCCTTTTCTTTGCTTAGTTGATACCAGCCGTCGTCCCAAAGGGTCAACAGCCGCTCAAAGTAGTCTTGGTATTTTGGTGCAATAGCCTCGAGTGAGTATTTCTCGATTGCTTGCTTTCTGATCTCTTTGCGGTTCAAAGACTTGACGTCCTCTGCCGCTTTCATGAAGTCTGCAAGTGTGCGGCACCTGAAGCCAGTTACTCCGTGAACGTTGGTCTCAGTAAAGGCGCCCCAATCGGTGGTGATTGTCGGAGTGCCGCAAGCCTGAGCTTCGACCACAATATTGCCGAAAGGCTCAATATAGGTGGTCGGCGCAAACAACGCAACCGCGCCACCCATCAACTCTGCCCGTTTTTGGGGGCCGATGTTGCCGATGAACTCGCCATAGCCGCCATTTGGTTGGCCAGGGCCAGCGATTATGAGCCTCTTGCCGAGGCGCTCGCAGACTTCTTGCGCGATGTTGTAACCTTTTCGCTCGATCAGCCTGCCAATAAAAAAGTAGTAGTCGCCGTCGCCTTTGCCAGCTGGGAACATTTCGGGTTCAAGGTAGCCGTTGATAACCCCATCAAAGAAGTTGCCATCTACGGTTGTCGGGTTCTTGTGCCCTGCATAGACCGAGTGCATCCATGCGTAGGACTCGAAAACGCGGTATCGTGCGAATGTGCCACCATAGCCGATGCCAAACTCCACCGACATGTGGTCGGGGAAAGCGTCTGCGATTGGCTTGTGTGCGTAGCCGCCGATTAAACAGATGAAATCTTTTGGTTGAAGCCTTGTGGTCATCTCGCGAACGACGTTTGCATTAAAGACCTGCCAGTGCGGCAGTGTCGTGTCAAATGAAGCCGTCGTGTAATGACCGCCTGCAGTTGCAGCAGCTCGTTGCTTCTCGTTGATACAAGTGACGAGTTCTGCCACTGGTGCTTCGTTTTCCTCGCCAGCATAAAGAACGACCTCATGGCCGAGGTTTGTCATCATGATGCAGAAGCGCCGCACTTTTTCAGTGAATGCGCAACTTGTGAAGTCTTTAGTGGTATTTGTATGTGGAAGCGATACAACGTGAAATCTCATTGGTCCCCCGACCTTGTTCACTAGAGTGCTGCGATTTCGTCTGCTGTTAAGCCAAGCGCTGCGAGTTTCGCTTCAGCTGAAGCCTTTGCTGCGGCTTTGGCTGCGGCTGTTTCTTCTTCTAAAGCACGCCGCGCTATAGCTTGCTCTTGCATTTCGGTATGCGCTGCAAGTTCAGCCTCGGTCATGTCGCGCTCGGTTGAGATGCCTGTTGAACAGTCAACCTCTATTACTTTGCTCATTGTTTAGCCTTTCGTGATTCCGTAGAGAGTGAAAGTTGAGTTTTGGGTAAATCCTTGAAAAACAGTGAAATGAACAGACGTTATGGCAGAATTATTACGCCATACACCAGCAGCCATGGTTGTAAAACCAACACTAGCGTTGTTTTCCATTACTGAATCAGAGATTGTTTGTTTGAACACAGACGAAGTATAATAAGGAATGTAGATTTGTGCATTGCCAAAAGTGTTAGCGGTTCCATCACCCTTTAACGTCCAAGGTGAGAGTACATCAGCATTGCTTCCTCGGTAAGTAGGCACGCTGCTTCCATTACCTTGCATTTTTGTCCATGAGTATGCGGTGCCTTGCGAGCCGTTAAACCACATATACGCGTCAGCATCCCCCTGGTAAACACCCCGCGCTGAAATAAGACACACAAGATCAGTAAAAGTTTGTGGAATATTATTAAAAACTACATTTGAAGCCCCACCGCTGCCGACGGTTTGCGTATAAATCGGTTGTAAGAATACAGACATTGCTTAAGCTCCTGTCACATTAGAAGTAGAGATGCCGTAAAGGTCTACACGACTATACTGTGAAAAATTGCCAAAAGTTGCTAACTCTAAACGGTTAATTGCATTTGTATTGAACCACGCAGAGCTAGTCAGACCAGCCCACCCTGCAGAAGGGCTCGAACCGCTATTGTTATCCCAACCGAAAGTTGCTCGCAGTGTTTTATTCTTGTTTGTATTGGCATAATCCAGTATGTCAATAACCACACTACCGAATACATTTGCTGTATGGAATGCGTCTGGAACTGCAAGAGGAACACGAAGGACATTATCAGATGTAAGGTTTGCGCTGGTCGCGCTTGCTCCATCGCCTCTTACTTGATGGTACGCAAACTGAGTAGGGTTTGCCCCATTGACCGTTAAAGTCAAATCGTATGGAGTTGACTGTGATGATGTGGCTCTAACAAAACAACGCAATTGCAAATGGGTAAAAGTAGAAGGAATGTTGGCAAAGTTAAAACTGGCCGCTGCACCACTATTCATATCGATGCTTGCAATAACAAACATAGACATATTATTGACCTACCGTTCTGATTCCGTAGAGGGTTGCAGTTGCTCCAGCGATTTGTGCATAACCACCATCTGCTCGAAAATACAAAGATGTAATAGCAGATGTCGAACGACGAAGAGCCGCTACCAGCAATGTCGCTCCACTGCCATTTAAGTCACCTGCACTTCTTGAAAGAGATGTTTTGAAAGTTGTAGTATTTGTGTAATTCAAAATGTCAATAGTGTTGCTTGCAAAAATACCGCTTGTTGCGCCATTGTTTACAGAGAATCCAATAATTGCTTGATTTTGGCTTGTTTGTCTTGAACTTGTTGCGCTTGTTCCATCACCCTGAAGGTTTGTTGCTGAGTAAAGACCAGTAGCACTGCTTTCATCACCGTTAGCCCAGAGGTAAAAAACCGCTAAATTATTTCCTGGTTGAGCACTGCGTGTTGTAATTACTAATCTTAAATCTTGATACGTTTGAGGAATGGATGTAAAGGAAAACGCAGAAGTCGAACTTCCGCTAATAGTAGTGCTTGCAATTGGAACCAACGCACCGTGCATCGCAGCAGCTGAGTTTGAGGCGTACGGTTGTAGAGCCATTATGGTGTTGTGTCTCCAATAAGAAGCCATGAGTTTGTTGCGCGTTGCAACAAAGTTGCAGACGACCACTGCGCACGCAGTTTTAGGCCAGGCGTTGCATTAACAGTTACACCACCAGCGCCAACGACTGTGACTTGACCCGTGTTGGTTTGGACTAAAGTGATCTGGGCACCGATTGGAAATGCAACAGAGCTGTTAAGTGGAACTGTCAAGGTGATAGCTCCAGTGTTGCTGAGTTCAACGCCTTTTGAGTCATCTGCCAAGACCAAAGTGTAAGTCGTTCCAGTTTGCTGGTTGAAACTAGTTGCTGGGTTGGCACCCTGAGGACCAGTTGCACCTGTTGGACCTGTTGCACCAGTGGCGCCTGTTGGACCAGTTGCTCCAGCTGGGCCCGTTGCTCCAGCTGGGCCCGTTGCGCCTTCAGGACCCGTTGCTCCTGTTGGTCCAGTGTCGCCTGTTAGACCTGTTGCGCCAGTTGGGCCTGTGGCACCTGTGGCACCTGTTGGGCCTGTAGCTCCAGTTGCGCCTGTTGGGCCTGTAGCTCCAGTCGAGCCAGTTGCGCCTGTTGGGCCTGTAGCACCTGCGGCATAAGCATAAGCAAGAGAGCTCCAAGCAGTTGCGCCGTCGCCGATCTTGAACTTCGTGGTGTCGGTTTCGTAGCCGATTTCGCCTGCAGCAAGGGTTGGGTTATTAGATGTCCAGTTTGCTGCCGTATCTCGGCGGTTTTGGAGTCTTGCTGTCATGTTGGCTTCTTTCTCTCTTTGTTAGAAGGTTGTTACCGACGCGCCTGCGTCGATGGTGTATGTCCAACTGCTTGCGTTGGATAGCCCCGCGTTGTAGATCACGTCGCCAGTAATGCCAGCAGCGTTTGCCCCACCGTCGATGTAGTCAACAACTGGGTTGTCGCCACCTTGTGGACCCGTGGCTCCTGTTGGACCAGTTGAGCCGCTTGGACCTGTTGCACCGCTTGGGCCGCTCGGACCTGTTGCGCCGCTTGGGCCTGTTGCCCCTGTGTCACCTTGGATTCCTTGTGGACCAGTTGCTCCTGTCGCACCCGCAGGACCTGTTGCTCCAGCTGGGCCTGTAGGACCAGTAGCGCCGACACCGCCTTGGATTCCTTGTGGGCCAGTTGCGCCTGTGGCACCTTCAGGACCTGTGGCTCCTGCTTGACCTGTAGCCCCAGCTGGGCCTGTTGGGCCTGTCGCCCCAGTTTCACCTTGGATTCCTTGAACGCCTTGGATTCCTTGAATACCTTGTGGGCCAGTTGCGCCTGTAGCGCCGACTGGACCTGTAGCTCCGACTGCGCCTGTTGGGCCTGTCGCGCCAATCTCGCCTTGTGGACCTGTTGCCCCAGTTGCGCCATTCGCGCCCGCTGGACCTGTTGCTCCAGTTGGGCCTGCTTCACCTTGTGGGCCTGTTGCTCCAGTCGCGCCTGCAGGGCCAGTTGCTCCAGTTGCGCCTTGTGGGCCTGTCGGACCGATTGGACCAGTCGCACCTGTAAGACCGACATTGATGAGCAATAACGCAAGAGCTTCGAAATTGCTGAAGTTGGTCGTGCCAGTGCCGCCTGAGGAGTCTAGAACTACTGGGACGCTGCTGTAGCCACCAAGAATGGTCGCTGCCGCTGTGACTTTAAACTTCTGAAAGTTAGTGTGAACATTTCGATCTTGAACGATGATAAAATCGTCTGCTTTAAGCAGGGCAATAAAAACGTCAATGTCGTTGCTATTTATGTCTAAATGGTCAATAAACAACGTTGTGGCATTGATCTGCGTAGCATTGTTCCAGCGTATGTCGCCCGCGCCAGGGTCGCCCGATGTGGCCGAAGTGTCTGCGTTGTAGTCGAATAAGCTAGTAGAGCCGCCATTCGCACCAGCCGCACCCTGCGGACCAGTTGCGCCCGTTGGGCCTTCGATTCCTTGAGGTCCTGTTGCGCCAGTTGGACCTGTCGCACCCGCTGGGCCTGTGGCTCCAGTTGGGCCAGGTACAGTTGAGGCTTCACCTTGTGGGCCTGTTGGACCTGTTGCACCTGCAGGGCCAGTCGCTCCTGTTGGGCCAGGCACCGTTGAAGCTGCGCCTGTTGCGCCTGTTGGGCCTGTTGCTCCAGTGTCGCCTATTGGGCCAGTCGCACCAGTCTCGCCTTGAATGCCTTGCACACCTTGAATGCCTTGTGGACCAGTTGCGCCTGTGACGCCTGTTGGGCCTGTGGCTCCAGTTGCGCCTGTTAAACCTGTGGGACCAGTTGCACCAACTGGGCCAGTCGGCCCTGTTGCGCCTGTGTCGCCTTGAATGCCTTGTGGACCTGTGGCTCCTGTTGGGCCTGTTGGTCCTGTGGCTCCTGTTGGGCCTGTTGCACCGACTGGACCTGTTGAACCAGTTGCGCCTGTCGGGCCTGTGTTGCCTGTAGCACCTGTTGGACCCGTGGCACCCGTAGCACCGACTGGACCTGTTGCGCCTGTAGCACCAGCTGGGCCTGTTGCGCCTGTTGGACCAGTTGGTCCTTGTGAACCCTGTGGGCCTGGAGCTGAGATCTCAACTGTATTGTTGGTCTCGTTGATTGTGACTTTATTGGCCATTATCGTGTCACCTGCTCTGCTACGGTCAACTGGCCTTGGATTAGGCGAGAGATGTTGGAACCCGATGTCAATTCTAAGTCATAAACGTAAAAGCCTGGGTCAAGAAGTCCTGTTTGAGTCGCTGTGGCGTTGATTGTGATGGTGCCTGTAGCACCGACGATTGTGATGCCACCATTTGCGGTGGTCAAAGTCAGATCTGCAACGTCAGAATTGTAATTCTGTCGAAGCTGCATGGCGGCTGTGAAGCCAGTCAAGTTGACAGGGGCGTTGTTTGAGTCGGTATACACCAACACGACAGACCACACTGAGCCTTGGTCGATAGTGGTGTTGTAAATGCCAGCGGTCATTAATCAGCCTTTTCTGTAGCCCAAACGAGGAATGAACCGAGAGCGATTAATGCAATCGGTGGAGAGAACAACGCAAGTCCGACAGTCACTAACGCGACGCCAGTGATCTCGACCAAAACGCTAAAATCAAAACGCTTCATGTTTCTCCTAGACTTGAATAGTGTGGTAAGTGACTTTGGGTGCAACGGGCTCAGGATTGACAAGAGCTTCGGTGCGGCCTAGGTAAGCGAGAACTGCGGCGATTAAGCCGTCGATCTTGTGGCTCTGAGAAGGCTTCATGACTTGACCATACCGAGTTGGTACCGCGTTTGTCACGTGCCTTGTAAGCTCTGCTGCGCCGTTGTGCTTTAGGCGTCCTTCAAGAATGTCCTCGAGGAACCTATCAAGACCTTGTGCCATCAGCTTTCGCTGGCTGGAAGGATAAACTGCAACTACTTTGTCAGCAAAAGTCGAGTTCCAAGCGTCCAAATAAGACTGCCAACCTGAAGGGTCGGCCCAGATCTTGTGAACTTTGTACTTTGCGAATGCGATTCGAACAGCTTCATCAACTTCGACTCTTGGAACTTCCCAACCGTAGCCCGCAGGGCCAGGTGGTCGCTCCCAACACTCGAGTTGAAAAATCTTGCCGTCTTCAATTCTGCAAGCGACGAGCACTGTGGCGTCGTCTTTGCGAGAACCGTCGTACCCGAGAACGACCTCGGTGCCTTCTGCCAGTTCCTCAGGCTCTGCCGCTGCGTTCCAAGCTGTGATGCTCATATAGCGGTCGGTGTCTGTGGACGGCTGATTCAAAAAGTAGCGTCTTGCGTCCGATGCTTTTGTCATCGGGTCTTGTATTTCGGCCATTAGACGTGGAATGTCTAGCCATTTAAAAGCGGGCCCATACACGACAGCAAGTGCTTTTTTAAGCTGCTCACTGTCCTGCAGGTCGGGGACCTCGGGCGCTTGCTTGTGATCGAATAACAGGCCTGGATTTTTTGTGCGGCCTTCTTGTATCGAAATCCATAAGCGGTGCGTCTGTTCGGCGATTGATTCCTCGCCTACCGAGTACATTGTCGAAGTCTCCAGCATCCAAGGGTCTGCAGCCTTTCGCTTGGCGAGATTTCGCCTTACGGTTTCGTGCATTCGCTTGAGCTCGGGGCTCGAATAGAGGTGTGTTTCGTCAGCAACAGCAAAAGACTCTTTTCCACCGTCTTTTGATGCTGATGCTGCTGTTGATGGGACGATTTCGCCGCCACCTTTTAAAAAAGTGCGTGTAAGTCCGACGTCAATGCCTGGATACTCAGTGCCAAAGTTCGTTTTGATGTGCTCGAGCATGTAGCGCACGTTGTCGTATGTGTTGCCCGACTGTGACTCTTCGGTTGCTAGGCACCTGATGAACGGGTACTGAACTGGGCGTCCGATTGGATTGCCGAAGGCGTCCCAACGGTCAAAGCGAGCAGGGCCGAGAGCCTCAAAGCAAACGAGCATTCCAGCAAGCTCCGACTTCGCACGACCTTTTGGTCGAGAAAAGAAAGCTCGTCGTGTAACTCGCCGCCCATGTTTGTCCAGTTCGTAGGCTTTTAGTATGAAAGCCGCTTGCTCATCGTCTAAGTTGATGGCCTCACCTTGCACGTCGCCTGGGCCGTGAACTAGATAAGTCTCAATCCAGTCAATCGCGTCCCAACCGAGTGAGATGAAGCTACTCTGTTGTCGTTTCTTCTTTGTCAAGTTCCCCCACCACTCTCAACAAACGAGTTCGTCGCTGGTCAGATAGGGTCTTGTTAGATTTGGCCCCCTCTGCTTCACCATCAACCTGCAACCGAAGTCGCATTCTGTCTTCAGGTGTAGCGCCAAACTTAGCGACTCGGAGTCGCAATTCTGCTCCCACGTTGTCACCGTTCCAATAGGACGAGTGCAACAAGGCTGTATCGATTAAAAAGTCCCAGTCAGTGTCTGTGAAAGTGGCAGCTTGCGCTGACTTGCGCCATGTGTCCCACCAACGGAATGTCTGCGAGTGCCAAGGGTAACCAGCTGGCAGATCTGGGCCGCGCAAGATGCCGTCCTGTATGACCACCTGAGTGGGTACTGGGTCAGCGTTTCTGCGTCTGCGCTGGTCTGCGTCTTTTGGTGCTGGACCTTTGCCTGCCATGTATCTCCTAAAATGCAAAAAATGCGAATATGTCAAATCCCGAATCCGTACGCGCCGCGTCCTTTGGGGTAGCGGGGTCTCTGTACGCGTGGATTTTTGAACTTCGAGGGGGGGTGGAAAAATGCCAGGGGGATGCTGCGCTTAGCGCGTGTTACCTACCTGAGTTGCAACTGCGACATAGCACCCTTAGATTGGTGATGTCATTACTGCCCCCCATAGATAGGGGTACTATGTGGTCAACTGTGAGATCTGCAGCAAAACCACAAAACGAACACCAAGGCTGCAAACGCCTCAGTTCTCTTGATAAACGGCGCCATTTGCTATCATACCCGCGTTTGCTTGCGCTTAGCTTGGTAGTCCTATACTTAGCATGGCATTGTAAACAACGAGCACAGTCGCGTACTAAGACGCCACAATCCGTGCAAGGCTTAATCATCGTCCTCGTCATCGTGTCCACTAAAAACGTCATAGATGACGCGCATTCTTTCCTCAGGTGGCAAGGACATATACGCGTCAAGAGTGGACCTGACGGCCCTAGTTAGTATGGATTCGATTGCATCAAAGCTGAGGTCTTGGTCTGTATCTAGCTCAGTTTGTAGAGCGCCGATTGACATTGAAACGGTTAGGCCCATAATATCGCCCTTAGAAATACAACTCTACCCCAAGAGGATAATTCTACCACACAAAACGTGGTTTGTGCCACCCGCATGACTCAATCAGCCTTTGGCGTGTCGAGCATCAATCCCAGCATTGGCCAATCCTTTTCGGTCCATGCGTGCCCCTTGCCTCTAGCGCAGTCGCATTCTTCAACAGCGCACCTGCAGTTGTGATTTCGGCAGAGCAGAAGCCCTTGGTCCAGCTTGATAACTAAGTTCTTTTCACAATGTGGGCATCTTAGTCTTGCCGTCAAAGGCCTCTGCTCCAATCCTAGTAGTATCTTGATTTGTGTGTGCCGCTTACTCGTTGAGTGGCTGATCTCTTCAATCAACCGTGTCCGATTTGCAGTCGGCCAGTTCTCAATCGTGTCCGCAACCCAAAACAACGACCGCTCAGTGTCATTGTTTGGTGTAGCCCCCTGATCTCTTTCAAGTCTCAGTTCGGCTTCCCACATAAGTGTATCAGTGCGAATGCTCACAATCGCATCAAGCACATCGACACGAAGTGGGAGCCTTGGGCCAGGAACCGAACGGCTGGAGCGCTCGCCAGTGCGTCCAGGCGTCAGTTCTGCGCTCAGATCTTTGTACCATGTGGCCACGTCTCTAAGCTCTTGGGCGGTTTCAATAAGGGGCTTCTCAGACACCTGAACTCCCAAAACCCGAAGCGCCACGGTCGGTTTTGGGAAGTTCTGCCACCTCTTGTGCTTGGACATCAAGAGAAGCGTTGGTCATAAGGATATACTGAACCAAGCGCATGCCAGGCTCGATTTTGACGGGTTTGTCAGTCATGTTCCACACTCCTGCAAAGAGTGGGCCAGTGTAGCCACAATCGATGACACCTTGTGCCACCATGAGGCCGTGCTTGCGCAAGGTGCTGGAGCGAGCTGTTAGCAAACCCCAAGTCCCCTCAGGCACTTTGATTGCAACACCGAGTGGGACGTCCACAAAGGTGCTAGGTTCGATCACCATTTCAGCATCGCAATACAGATCGAAACCTGCATCGTCGCCATACGCCTTAGTTGGCGCTAAGCCAGTCGGCGTCAGTACGCGGTACAACAGGGCTGCCACAGTCACTCCATTCCATTATTGATTCGAATACTGGCACTTCAAGCGCTGCCAGTCCTACGCTGTTAATCCCAAGGTCGCCAATTACAACGACAGGAATCTCATTGTCGTGTGCGTGCTGGATTTCGAGGATTGTGCCCACTGTGAGCACGCCTTTCGTCAACACTGCAACAACAAGGTCGGATTGCTCGAGCACAAGCAGATTGGCCCAGTGCACGAACTCGTCAGGTACGAGGTCGCTCGGTGCGTTCCATGCACCAGCTGGGTCGTACACCCACACACACTCTTGCTCTTTAAAGTGTGCTTTGATTTCGTCTTTTAGCTTGTTTACTTTGGAGCCTGTGACGAAATCAATCGGGCCAGCGAGGTAGACTATCATTCGACGAATCCACCCCAGCCGTTGTGCTTGCGTGCGTACTGCGCCATCTTTGTGTAGATAGCGATGTCGTGCCATGTGTCGTCAGAAGGCGCTCTGCCATCTGCATAGCCACCGATCAGCCGTGCAACTTTGCCGAGAACGTAAAACGCGATGCCCAACTCGTCCTCAGTCACATTGGTCGGCTTGCCAATCATTTGACTCAAAGCGAAGCCGATGACTTTTAGATCTGCGCTACCGTATTCCACGGCCTTTGGTATAACAGAGTCTAGTTCGCTTTTGGTCTCGTCCAACCACCAGTCAGCAAGACTCTGAACAGTCGGTGCATCTTTGGTGGGCGCCTCTTTTCGAAGTGCCGCTGCCACATCTTCCCAGCTCTCGAAGGCCATTATTTGACCCACGCCATCGTTGAAGGTCCAGTGCCCACCAACTTGACTGGTGCATTCACTGCACTTTCAATGTCGGTGATGTAGCGTTGTTGTTCCTCAGACAAGATATCTATTTGACCCTGATCTTTCAACTCAGGAAAGATGTAGTCAAACATGGTGAGTGCGATCTTGACAGTTGGAGCACCACCGTTGCCAATGACGGCGTCACGCACCAACTTGCTGTCAAAGTGCCCGACTCTGCGAATCTTTTGAGTCACGGTCGTGCGCTCAGCCTCTAGCCCCAGTTGTTCCCAGCTGGTCTCGTTCTCTAGCGGTCCCGAGTTGCCAGCAACACGGATTGGGTAGGTGCGGGCTGTGACCCAAATGTCAAAGACATCAACTGCGCGGTCCCACGGGCTGACACCAGCTTGCGACAAGAAGTCCAAGGCCCTGCAGTCTTGGCTTGTGCAGAACGGGTACAGACCTGCGTGCAGTCCAAGGCCGTAGCCTTGTGTGCCTTCGATTAGAGCAGTGCCGCCTCTTTGTAGGTGCTCGCGAATAACTTGTGAAGTATCTACGCCACCACCGAACAGAGAAGCCTTGCGCATAATGCGGTCAGCACGTGAAGCGCCGATGCCTTTGCTGGTTGAGCCGATTCGGGCTTGAATGCCGTCACTGGTCTCGATATCATGGTGGCGAGGCTCCAAGATTGTAGCTTGGTCGTCCACGATGATGCGTGAGCTGGCTTGGTAGCCTGCTTTGTCCAGTTCTGAAAGTTCTCTGTTAAAGACTTCCATGTCGATCTCAGAGCCTGCCGCAATAATGAGGTCAGACTCGGGTGCAGTCACTGCGTTGACTGGGATTGAGCGAAGTCGCCAAGCATATGACTCCTCGCCGTTGGGGCCTTTGCCGATAACGGTATGCCCTGCGTTTGGTCCTGCCACTCTGATTCCCATGAATGGTGCATCAGAGGTTGCGGATAGGTAGCCTGCTACGGCGCCCTTTCCTTCACTACCATACTGACCGCCGACTACGGCGATAAGACGTCCTGCCATTTGTTCCCCCTTTTAGAAGTTAGGTTCGAGTTGTTGTGGTACTGCCCAGTAGGTTGGGTGCTCCTTCACGGCCTGGGCTGAGCCGCAAAGATGCTTGGCGAGTATGAACTCGTATTGCTTATTGATGTTGCGCATTGATCGGCGTTCTAGGTAGAAGCTGGGCAACCACCTAGAAACGCCATATGTCGGGCGCTTTTTTAGTAAGCACTCGATCTCTACCAATGTATCTATGGGGGTGCCGTCCGAAAACACCGAAAAACCGCACCACTGCGCCTTCCAAAGCGCAGCCCCACAAATACGGCAGAAATCCTTTATAGCCATTTTATCCTGCATCGGGTTCACCATCACCACTGCTGACCGACTTCACCGACCGCCCCCCCTTATAGGGGGGGGCGAAGTCGGTCAAGTTTCGGTCGCCTCTTGCCCCTACTTGACCGATACCCTCGCGGTCAGGGTCGGTCAAGTCGGTCAAGTTATCTAGGACGCCGCCAAATGGCTGAGGCGCTCCCAAGACAAAGGACTTGAGGTGCTTGTAATAGCGCCCCTGCCCCTGAGCTCTAATCGCCAAGAAGCCCTGCCCCTCGAGTTGGGCGAGCGCCTTTTTAATCTGGTCGGTGCCACCGTCAATCGCTTGGACGATTTGATTGGTCGAAAGTTCTGCGCCGTGGTTCTGCATGAACTCCGAGACCTTGCGCATCAAATACTCATGAGGGGTAAAACCGACCTGCCCGCCGACAATGGAGATCTCGATTCGGTTGTCAGCTTGCGAAATCAGATCGACGTGGCCGACATAGGAAGCCTCTTGGCTGATGCCACGGACGAAGCCTGGGCGGTCTTTGGTGATCTTCAGATTCAGCTTGCCGTTGGAGCCTCGGCCAAAAGGCATAGACACGTCCACCGAGATGGCGACGCCGTCAATGTCTGCACGCTTGGCCTGAGCACCGATTGCGTAGTTGCCTCGGTTGTCTTTGGACTTTGTGACGTGGTCAATGGTCAAGACAGCAGCACCCCAAAGGCGAAGCGGCCGCAAGACCACCTGACTGAACTGGGTGGCGTCTTTGTTCTTTTCAAGGTCTAGTCCCAACAGGTTCATGGCGGCGTTGACTCCGTCCATCACAATCAGGTCGGGGGTGAAGTCGCGAATCGAGCCGAGCAGTGCTTGCTGGGCGATCTCGTTGTAAGAGCCGTCAGGGTTGGCGTACTTGAAACGGACAAAGTGATCTCGCATGACACCGAGTGCCTTCAAACGACCTCGAATACCACGCTTTGAATCCTCGAAGTCAATATAAAAGACTTTGTTGCCTTGCACCAGTTGTTGACGCACCGCTTCCAGTGCCACCCAAGTCTTGCCTGACTCTGACTCTCCGAATATGGCGTTAATCTTTCCAGCGTAGAGCAAGCACTGCCCGTCTGTGCGGTAGAGAACCGTAGGGCCAGCCTCGGTCTCGTCCTCGTCATACTCAATCGCTCTTGGAAGCCAGCTGGTGTCGGGCTCTGTCACAGGCTCTGCGAATGGCTCGGGCTCGGGCGCTTGCATCAGCTGTGAAATATCAATCGGTTGCAGGGCACTTGAACTGCCACTGCCAAAGCCCTTCGCGGCCAGCGCTGACGCTGCCTTGTGGAAGTCTCCGCCGTGCTCCAGCAAGGTATAAACCGCGAACTTGGAGTAGCCGCGCTCTGCTTCAAAGATTGTGCTAGTGCTAAAGACAAAGAGCAGATCTGAGCCCTCATAGTTGGTGGTGGCGCTGATGCCTTCAGTCTTGCCTGGTCTGCACCAAGCGGTAGTCTGTGCCTTTGAAAATACCTTTGTCCAACCCAGTGGCAACAAGATCTCGTCCCAACTGGTCTTTGCGTTGTAGTCGTCGCCTGGAAGTGTCGAGTTCGCGTCCCGATGCCTCTCCGTGACCTCTGAAGCTACTATTGAGGCCTTCGGAAGCTGGTCGAAATATCTAAAGAGGGAGTGCAGTGCTTCGCGCTCTCCTGAGGTGATGGTCGGGATTGTCTCAATCGAGCCCGAAATCAAAGACCAAGAACCACCTGAGGGGTGACAAGACCCGCCGCTGGGGGCTGCAACCACGAAGCCACCCTCGCCACGGGTCTCGGCCAGCACATCAACGCCGTCGCCTGAAGCGGGGCGTCTAGCTAACTTTGTATTGCCAGGCACTTCACCGTCTATGCGGTAGAACCAGTGCAGACCGCCGCTTGGGGTCATTTCGCAGTAGCCCTCGTTCAGCCGTTGCCAAAGTTCGCCAAGTCCAGTCTCGATTGCCATGTCTTTGATTTCAGTGTGAATGCCGTCAGCTACGGCGCGACCCTCGACCTCGAGCATTTCAAGGTTGTTTGAGATCTTGCCCGTGATGATACCGACGCCCTTGGCGTCTTTGAACCAAGCCTGCAGTTCTTCAACGGTCGGCAATTTGTGTTGGTATTCTTTCCAAGCGCCAATGCCTGGGCGCTTTGAGCCGTCGGCCATGACTGGCACGACTGAGCAGCCCGCGGCCGCAAACCTGAGCGCAGCGGTTAGAACTTCGAGGTTACTCACTCAGGGCTATCCTTCCAAGAATCCACTGTACAACTGGAACCGCAACTGCGTTACCAGTCTGCTTATACCGCGAGCCGTCTGCTTGTTGCTTGCCGTTTGAGATCTGAGTCCAATCGTCAGGGAACCCCTGCAAGCGTTCACACTCTACTGGTGTCAAGCGGCGAATAGCCGAAGCGGCCGTGAGCATGGGGACGTTGTTGCCGCCAGTACCCATCAACGCTGTCAACGTGTTAATGACATCTCCTTGCACGCGAGCGCCGTCCTCTTTGTGCGGGTTGAACACAATCACCGTGGCCCTAGACTCTCCCGTGTTGTCCATCAAGTTCAAAGTCGGCGCGGTTTGGCGTTCTGCCCACACCTCAGCTGGCAGGTTGCCCTCAGCGTCGCGCTCGCCCGACCGCACTATCTTGACGTAGGGCTCGACGACTATGTTGTCTTCAGGCCTCTTGTGTTGAGAGTGTGTTAGGGTTGTGACGCCCTCGGTATACCTTGAGAATCCTGTCTGCCCGTAGCTCGTAGCAGTGCTTGCATCAATCTCGGTGGCAACACCTTGCCCCTTCGTGATGCTCTTCTGATGATACCCTCTGCGGCCTTCGCCGAGATCGAGTATTTTTGCAGGTGTTCGCCAGTCGTCTCCAAGACGTCCGACAATGAAGACACGACGGCGTCGCTGGGCGACTCCAAAGTGCTGAGCGTCAAGAACTCTGTACGCGAGCCCATACCCGAGCTCTGCCAACGACCCGAGGACGATTCCCATATCTCTTCCGTCGTTTGATGACAACAAGCCAGGGACGTTTTCGAGGACGAACCACTTCGTTTTGGTTTGGTCGATAAGTCTGTGGATTTCCCAAAAGAGTCCGCTGCGCTCTCCTGCCAGCCCTGCCCTTCGACCCGCAACGGACAGGTCTTGGCATGGAAATCCGCCAGTGATAATTCCGTTTGCTGAATCAAATCCTGCACTGAATAAGTCTGCACTTGTTACCCCCTTGATGTCGCCCATGATTGTAGTGTCGGTGAAATGCTCAGTAAGCACACCGCTTGCTTTTTTGTCGATCTCGACTGAAGCGACTGGCGAAATGCCAACCCTCGTCATAGCTAGCTCAAACCCGCCAATACCAGCAAAGAGTGAGACGCCTGTTAGACCCATTTTTCCCCCGTTCAAATGTCTTGCGTGCGGTGTCGGGCTTTGCACCCGAACTTGCCTAGATTGGTGAGCTTCCCCTTCTCACGTCCTGCAACACCGCGCCTTCCTTAGAGATCAGTGGAAGGATACTGCTCTAAGAAACCTAGAGAGGTTTAGCCCCGAGTTGAGCTAATAGAGCCGCGACCTCAGGTGGAACTCCACCCGCTGGTGCTGCTGGTGCTGGAGTTGCCGCCCCTGGCTTGTAAGCCGAGGCCTTGGCAATCGCCGCCTGATCTGCAGAAGCGTCCACGATAATCCATGGGGCAGTCTTGCCAGGCTTTGCTACACCTTGTTGAATGCGGCCGAGCACGCGCTGACCAATTAGAGGGCGCAGTGCGTTGCGGATTGCGATGTTGAAAAAGAGGACATCACTGTACTCTTGGTTGGTGTCAAGGTTGGTGACGTCGCACGAAATCGCGTCAGCTGGACCGTTGACCGTCTCGATACCTGAGCGGTATTCGATTGGCTTGAAGATGAGCAACTGACCTTGTAAGTCAGCTGGTTTTGGACCAGCGCTTGCGGCGGCTGGCGAAGCGAATGCTTCCATTTATTCCCCTGCTTTCTGTTGGTTGGTGTTGGTGGTGGGTTCCTCTCCAGCAGCCTCAATCATCTCTTTAACGATGTCGTTGATGGTTTTCTCAGGCAGTGTCACCTGGGCACCCTTCTACGAGAGACTTGCTGAATGGTTTGAAGTATGGACACCAAGCACAAAGCCTGTCAGGCTCTGCGGGTATTTGACTCCAAATCTCGGGGTTGGCTTCGACGTCTGCCGCGGCCAATAGCGCGTGAATCGAGTCAAGACGCGCCAAAGCATTGAGAGCGACTTGCTCGTCGTAGTCGTGCATGATAAGGACCATGTCTGTGAGTGAGCCTGACGTTGGTAGGTAGCACAGCGCCACCTTCTTGACCTCAGCTCCTTGTTGAGCCAGTCCGTAGGCGTAAAGTTGAACTTGAACGAGCTGCTGGTGGTCTGCCCCGAACTTCTTGTAATTCGCCAGCTTAGTTGCGCCCGTCGTTTTCCAATCGAGCACCACACCGTTCTTGATGTCAAAGAGATCGACGGTACCTGCGAGGTTGCCTCGGATAGTGACGCGCTGCTCGATGAGAAAACCCTCGCGCTTGCCGAAGACTTCTGCGAGGTACGCATGAATAGCAGTGCCGACTTGCGCGGCCCACGAACCGCCTTGCATTTCGTTTGGCTTGTCCCAGTCGAGGAGTTTGTAAGCGAGGCGGCGGGTACACTTGTGACCGACTTCGCTGGGGCCAATTTGAACTTGCCCAGCTCTAGGAGACCAAATGCCTGCTTGGATAACAACGTCGCGGACGGCGTTTGCGTACTCCTCTTGGTCGCTGAATAGTCTAGCATAACTCATTCGTCGTCCTCGTCCTCGTAGATTTCGTGGTCGGGAACGTTAGGCTGGCGCCCCCAGTCGGGAACTGGCACGATTGGGTCAACTATTGACATCGGGCTCAACTATCGTGAAACGGCGAGACTCGGATTCCCGCGAAAGGAAAGTGTAAATCTTTGGGTCAAGCACCTCTTTGGCCTTGGCGACGTCAAGTCTGAATGAGGTCACCTTGGTCCAGCGCACTGCGACTCTACCGTCGAGCATGCCGACCTCGTTCTCGCCCATCATCTCTTGAATCTTGGCTTTTGCTTGGTCTAACTTCTCCTCGAGGCTTTTGATCTCGCCTTGGGTCTTGCGGTATAACTCAATCCACGCCACCACGTCAAGTGGCAGGTCGATCTTTGGTTTGTCCTTGTCGAACGCGCTCATTCTGTCCCCCCTAGTACCAGTTGTTCTTTTGCCAGTGACGCCAAGCGCCACAGGGTCCTGCCGAACCGTACTTTCGCCCAATGTAGGCGAGAGTCGCGATCAGTTGTGGCACTTGAGCCTCTGAGTGCTTCATGCCGATGTTTTGATAAGTGCTTTCAAGAAGCTGTCCAATGCCGATGGCAGTGCTGGACGGATTCTTGGCCTTCGGGTTCCAAGCGCTCTCCTTGCCGATGAGACGGGTGAGACACCTGAACTGCTTGTCTGTTAGCAACTCCCGAGCCACGGCCTTCGCGTCCACTTGCATCAGAGGTGGGCGTTGTGCATAGACAATCGGACTCGCTGTTGGTGCTGATAATGCGTTGGTGAGCGTCGCTATCGCGAGCGACGTCCCCACAATCTGAACAAACTTCTGTGTTGTTGGGCGCATCTGCGCTCCTCTCGGACAGGTCAGAACTTAGGTTTGTCATACCCTGCCGCTTTCAATAGGTCGATAAACACATGGAGTGGCACGATGGCGGGCCAATCCGCGATGTGAGCTTCGCCTTGACCGTCTAAGCGCAGGATTGCCACTGGCAAGACCCCGTCCTTATACCGATCTCGGAGTTGCTTCATAGCCTCGGCGACTTTTATGCCTCGGCGTGCTTTTACTTCGACATCGACCCCTATTACCCCAGTGATGTCGGTACCTGAACGACCTGAGCCTGCGGGTTGCGCATACGGCCAGCCGTTAGTTCTAAAATATTCAGCGACAAGGCGCTGACTTTGATACCCCCGTTGGACGCGGGAGCTACTCACCCAAGACTCCAAACTAACAGGACGAGCACCCCTAAACACAGGGTGACATGGAGCCAGTTGACGGAGTTGGAGTCTTGAGTTTTCCCTGTCGAGAAGGCCGCCTGAAATCTTAACCAT